CAATTCTTCTTCGATGCGAAACCACTCGCCCTTTAATCGCAAGTGGTCAAATCTCCGATGAATGATAAGTTCTTCATAGGCGCAGGCATCTATAGAGCCGATCAGTTTGAGCGGTTTTGGGTGGCCTGATTGCAAATTCCCCATTCGTTTCGCTGGTCTTTTGGAAAACCCAATTTTGATGGCCGACTCATCTGTAATAAAATAGATTTGCCCGCGATCTTTCTGCAATTTCTTTAGCCGATGCAGGGTCGTCATGACGCGCCCCCTTTGCCTCGGCGCCACTCAGCCCGCCTGATCATCACGGTCGCGATCTTGTCCTCGGACCCCCGGCTGTAGCGTTGCGTCATGGCGATGTCCGAATGGGTAGCCGCGTGGCGGACGTGCTCCAGCTCGGCCCCGGCGTCTGTCGCCTCACTGATCGCCCCAGCCCGCGTGTCCATGTTGCGGACGGTCTTGGGGACACCGGCAGCGGTAGCGATCTTGCGCCACTGCTTGCGGAACTCTTGCGTTGCCCACGGGCGGGCCGTGGCTTCCGACACGATCATTGGCCCGCGCTCCGGTAGCGCCATTCCAGCCAGTTCCTCCATAACCATCGGGGCCAAGCCTAGCGGGGCCTCGATAGCCTTCTGCCGCTTCGACGTGATGTGCCGCAGAACCCGGTTAACGTCGATCTCCTCCCAGCGCAGCCCGCGCAACCATTTCTTTCCCCCGTTGGTCACGTCCGACATACCGGGTTCCGACATCGGCACCCATTCCCCGATCACGTCCTTCTGCCTCAGCATCAAATCGAATTGGATGGCCTGGGCCAGCGCGATTGATGGCAACCCCATTTCGTGCGCCTTGGCGCGGATGGCTATGGCTTGTTCGGCAGTCAAGCGGGCATCGCGCGGCTTTGGCATCTCGAACCGCATGCCGGACAAGACGCCGGACAACCTGGCGCACTCTGCGTCCTCAAGGATCGTCGCGCCGAAGTTAATGATGGTACGGACCATGCCGACCAGGGCGTGAGCCATCGTAACCTTTCCACCCCCGGCCCATTCCTCGTGCCATCGCTTGACGTGGCGACCCCGTATCTCAGACACAAGCTCGTCGCCGTGCTGCTCGTTGATACGGCGGCATAGCGCGTCGTAATACTCGCGCGTCTTAAACCGCGTCTTGTGGTAGGGCGAGTCTTGGTCGGTGCGGTAGCAGTTTGAGAGTGACCGCAGCGTACCGTCGAACGATGTGCCAAACGGGATGCCGCCACGCCCCCAGACCAGCATATCCATTTGGAGCGATAGACATCTGTCGCGCAAGAACGCGATGTCAGCCTCGCTCGGCTCTGGCTGTTCGTCGGTCGAGGCCCACAGTCTGACAGTGGCCGGCTGATAGCCGCGCTTGTATAGATCGGTGCGGGCTCGCCAGCGGGCCTCCCAGCCGTGGGCGTTCCGCCTCCATGTTAGTCCGGGCGCGTCGGTGATGCGCGGCCTATCCATGCTCGGTCCTCCGTTGTGGGGCCAACATGATACCGCTAGTCCGGTCGAGATACGCCTTTACCGCCGGCCAATACCGGCGATTTCCCCAGAGTGCCACCTTCTTTGGAAAGCCGCTCCTTGGGTTATGGTCGAGCGCGCTAATTGCCGCCCGCGCTATTTTCTCAGGCACACCAATGCGCCGGATCAGTTCGGCGTCGGTTATGTAAAGCGTGTCGCTCATTGTTTGTTAGCGCGGCTCGCTACTGGGTGATTACGGTTGCGTCTCTAGTGTCTGATTAGTATTCGTTCCAGTTGATGCACTGCCGCCCGATCCCGAAAAGGTAGATCGCGAAGTCCAAGCGGATGTCGTAAGGTTCTTCCATCGCTATTGCTCTATTAAGGCTTCTGCTTGGATGATCGCCCGCCCGATGATTTCCGGGATTTGCGGGACGACGGCGTTGCCGAGCTGCTTAAGGCGGTCCACCCGTCCGGGAACCCCATTAGCCACTCGACCCACCTCGGGTTCAAAAGCCCAAGGATGACGTTCACACCATGCGATTGAAGGCCACTCCTGCGGTTCGCTGTCGGCGTGGGCCATTTTCCGGTTCTCGCCATCTGGTCTAGTGATGGCCGAACCGTCGCCCCCGAGCTCGCTGATTGGTTGCTGCCGTATGTCGTCGCCGTTGGCGTTGGGAAGCGGGCAACTACATCGTTCAATTGCCATCCTCTGGAATCGGCCAATCTCTTCTGCCAGCCTTCGGCCGATCGGCTCCCACTTCGGTAATCTCTGGCAGTCGCTGACGGCAATCCGTTCCTGATGTCGTTGGCTATCTGCCCCCGCTTCTCGGCATCGTTCGCTCGCGGAGTTGGCCACAATCCAGAGGCGGTCTCGTCGGTGATGGGCGCCAACGGCGGAAGCTGGTATGCAATGCCACTCCGCATCAAACCCGAACGCGGCCAGGTCTCCAAGAACGCGGTCCAGCCCTCGACCAAGCAACGCTGCGACGTTCTCCACGACGACGTATCGGGGTCGTAGTTCGCCAATAATTCTGGCGTAGTCCCGCCATAGGCCGGAACGCTCGCCCTCAATGCCGACACCCTTTCCTGCGAGGCTGATGTCCTGGCATGGGAAGCCCCCGCAAATAACGTCAACTGGTCCGATGTCGGTGGCTGTGAGTTTGGTAACGTCGTGATGGATCGGGGTGTTTGGCCAGTGTTTGGCGAGGATTTCTCGGCACTTGGGGTCAATTTCGCAGAATGCGACGGTTCGCATCCCGGCCCGTTCGAGTCCGAGGCTGAATCCGCCGATTCCGCTGAAGAGGTCGAGGACTTTAAGGGGCTCATTGGGCATCGCTAATTTGGTGTTAGTGGTTGCTTGTCTCGTATGCCTCATCCACCTCACGCGCCTGCGGTTTGAACCGGCGATCAAGCGCCGCCTTGAAATGTTTTTGATCGGCAGGCAGGAGCGTTTTCCATTCCTCTTGCAGCGCCGCCATTCCTTGCTTGGCCGCTTCGATCAGGCCGCGCTCGATCTCGGCGCGTCGATCAGTGACGCCGACCCCGTCCTGCCGAGGCGTTGCTACAGGAGGGGTCGGCGTTTCGGACGCAGCATGGGGAATTAACCGCGCCGAACTCTGGCCGCCCTTCGCCCATTGCGCGAGATCGCGGCCGATGTTCTCGTCGAGCGGCTTGCTCTCGGCAAATATACTCTCAAACTGCTTCGGCAATTTCATCATCAATCGTTCGCCGATCTGCTCGCTTTGCCAGGTCGGAACGCCGCCGCTCTTGGGCAGCAACAGGATATTGACGGTCTGCTCGTACATGAACTCGTCGCCGGCGATCGGCATCCATCCCATCTCGACGGGCTGTCCGCCCTTAACCGGCTTGATCTTCTCCTTGGCGCGGAAGCAGGAGATCAGTGAGACGTTCAATTGCAGGATGCCGTTGATAAGCTGGCGCCGCAGCGAAGCCGGCTTGATCCATCCGGCGATCTTGACGCGCTCGCGTTTGGCGTAGTCGTCGCCGGCCATGCGATCGACTTCGAGATCGTGGGTCGCGAGATAACCGCCAGGCCCTTCGTGTTCGTGGCTCATGCTGTCCACGATGACAACCTTGGCGCCCTGCTTCACGCATTGCTGGATCGCGGCCAAATAATCCAAGCTCGAAAACGGCGGATCAAATTGGACATGCTTGAACTTGAATAGGTCGGCGTAGTGCAACGCACGTCGCGCCTCGGTGTCGATCACATAGATGTCGCCGCCGGTGACGGATTGAATCCCCGTCGCCAGTCGCAATGCGCTGTAAGTCTTGCCGCTGCCGCTCGGCCCCATAAGCCCGATCAACAGCGGAACGCTCTCGCGCACTGCGGGCTTGGCGTCGAATTGGCGAGCGGCGATGGTCATAGCAATTTTTCGTCCCGTGAGGTCGCAACATTAAGGGACATCAAGTCAGCGACATGCCGTCCGTATGAGCGCAATAAATCACGTTGAAACTTGCCTTCGACGTACATCATGATTCCAATTAGGCGTAGAGCATCGGCAGCGTGTTGCTGGTCACGCAATTGTACGAATTTGTCGATGGCTGGATTGTCCGGTGATAAATAAACGCAGTCCGGGCGCCCTGGCTTGTAAAGACCAACGCCGTTCTCGTCGTTTTTGCCTTCCAATAGGATTAGCAGTCGGCCCGATTGCGGCTGTTTCGTCTTAGCTGGCCCCTTGCCTAAATCAGCCTTGTCTCGCTCAACGCGACCGTTCGATTTTTTCTTTTGCTTAGTTTTTGCCGTTACATCTGTTTTTGGTTTGCGGCGATGTGGCCTTGCGGCAGCGATACTTTCTGGCAATCCCTCGTTAATCAATTCACCAAGCTCTGCGATCTTGGTGTCCAGTGATGCAGAGTTACATTTTTCCAAAATCGGCTCCAGTACCAATTCGAGTGCCGATTCCAATTCATCGCGTTCGTCCTCGTCGACCAATTGATCCTTGAACTTTCCTAGATGCCAAGGGCCGCTCAACTGTACGCGAGCAAACATCTGACTAATGCCACCGTAATCACTGCAACCAATACGGTCTTTAGGCATGATGATGCGATGTTGAAAACCGACGTGAACGCCCCACAGTTTCGATGGCTCAGCTAACAGGCCACCCCTGATCCGCGCGGTTCGTCCTGCTGTTAGGCTGATGTCACGCTCCACAATGTCGGTCAGTTTTGGATCTTTCAGATATGGCACAGCATGACCGTTGAGGACGATCTGACGGTGGGCGCTTAGTGCTGGATGGAAACGTAGGGCAAGTTCCTCAAGTAATTTTTCGATGGTGTATTTGGATGCGGTGCGTAGCGCCGTTAATTCGATTCGTGTGCCGGTTGAGGCGCCCACCACAGTCGGCCGCCAAGTGGGATCATCGGCCTCCCATACACCTCGTCTTAAAACACTGCGCCAATTAACGCTGGCTCTAAATGTGCCATCGCGTGACGTAGAATCGACGGTGATAACATCGGCCGCGTTAATAGCTTGGGCTTTGATCCCAATCCCGAACCGTCCTAATTGCGTACCAGCCATCGCAGCATGTTCGCCAGGACTAAAGAGGGCGGGGATGCGATCTCGCGTGACTCCAATCCCATTATCTTCAAAGATGATGCGTTGGTCGTTGATTTGGATTGCAATACGTTGCGCGCCGGCGTCAAACGAGTTGTCAACCGCCTCACATAGCAGCGATTGATAATTGACGCGATCACCGCGAAATGAATAGAGCAACGTCGGCGGCGGATCGAACCTCATCTGGATTGGTCCCCTCTGGTCAAATCGTTCAAGTTGAAGATCAGTACCTCGATTAACTCTTTGCGCTCTGCTGCTGTCAGCGATTTCAGTGTGCGCACAATGAGTCCTTTAAGTTTGATCGCGTGCTGATCCACTACCGACAAGATTGACGGCGGTGGCGGCTTGGACTTTCGCTCGGCGCGGCCCGCTGTTTCGATCGCGGTTTCAGCGGCGTGTTTGGCGGCGGCAATCTTGGCCTCTTGCTGCTGCTTTGACATCGCCGCCAGCTTTTGCCACCGGCTGCTCTGCGTCTTGCTCACGCCAAGGTCGGAGAGCTTTGGTTCGCTTACGGTGGCACCGCGCGACCGTAAGACTTCGCGCGATTGGCCCTTGCCCTTGTGCCGTTCCCCGCGCTGTTTCATCTCCGCCAGCAACTCGCCGGCGCGGATCTCGGCGCGCATCATGATTTCGGTGGCGTAGCCGATTAGCTCATGGTCTTTGGCTTGCTTGGCATAGAGTTTCATCGCCGCAGATTTGTCTCGAATTGATTTAACCTCATCGACGCGATGTGCTTCGGCTAATGCTTTGCGCGCGGCGTTGTAGCGAGTCAGTTCGGTGTTCAAAGCAACCGCTCCCTCTCGGCCTTCGGCCGATAATCGTCGGCGATCTCTTGAAGGATTTGGATCTGCGTCGCGGCAAAGCCGTCCGTCATCCTGCCTTCGGCGATCAGGCGCGGATAAACGTGGCGCCGATATTTCAATTCGCGCTCGATCGCGGCGAGCTTTTCGCTGTCGGTATAGCTCATCATCCTGCCGATAGGTTCTCTGCGGCTTCGTTGCTGATCTCGCGCGCCATCTCTAGCTCGAGCCATTGCGCCTCGGCCCATGCCGGCATGTTGGGCGTTAGGATTTCGAGGTCGTATCCCGGCCAGCGGTTTGCGTTCAGGCAAATCCGCCAAGTGTCGATCGCCATTTGCAATCGCTTGCGGGCCATGTGCATCACCGACTCGCCGATCTGCACGACGTTGAGTTGATGCGGCGGTTCGGCCTCTTGAACGACGAAAAGATATTGCCGGCGGGCGATGCTCTCGGGATGCAGCGCGTCTAGTCCGCGCTCGGCCATCGCGGCTTGCAACGGCCATCCCGCGTTCATCATCATCGAGGGAAGCGACGACGGTGCAACGGATAAGTCGGTCGTCTTGTAGTCGGCGACGATGCGATAATCTTTCGTGAGCCAGTCGATCAACTGCCGCAACCAGACTTCCTTTTCCTGCCAGGCGATGCACACCTCGCCGCTGCCTTCGCCCTCTTGGAATAGGTTTGCCATGCCGCGAAGCTCAAGCTGTTCGTGCGCGGCTTGCACCATGCGGCCGGCGCGAGCGGCGCCACTGGCGAGGATGGCGAGCTTGCCGGCGGCGTTCGCTTCGGCTCGGGCTTCCTGCGCTTTCTTGGTGCGCCAGTCGGGATAGTCCAGCACGACGATCTCGCGGCCGCGGCCGATCAGCATGGCGTGCGCTACATTGCCGATGTCGAACTTGGTGGCGTTGTCTGGCTTGAAGTGCGTGTTGAGGCGAGGGTGTGCGTACCAAGCATGGAGCGGCGAACGGTCGAGCAGGATCTTGGCGATCGACTGCGACAGCGATGGTTCGGTGCAGGGGTCTTTGAGATAGTCGTTCGTCGAGATGTTTGGGTAAACACCAGGAGCAGAAATCATAGATGCACCCATGTTTTGCGGCGCAGAACGCAATGCACAGCGTTTGGCGAAACGCCGAAGTCTTGCGCGGCTTGTTTGCCGCCGCCGTGATAGTCGTAGTTTTTTCTGATCTGGCCGACCTGATCGGCTGTCAATTTTGCCCAAGGCGCAAATTCACCAGATAACGAGCCGCCCCTGGCGCGACCCTTCGCGCACATATCGGCGTTGTTGTCCGCGATGGTGCCAAGAAAGAGATGCTCAGGATTGACGCAACTTCGATTGTCGCAGCGGTGGCACACGCAAAGATTGCCAGGATCGGTTCCGGTTGCCAGAAAAAATGAATATCGGTGTGCCAGCACCGGTCCAGTGGGCTTCATCGCAAACTGGCCGTACCCGCTGCGGTTTATTGATGCCGCCCACAGCCAACAGCCATCGGTCTTTTTGACCTTTGCCCAAAAACGACGCTCGGCGTTTGCTGAAATTCTCATTGCTGACGGGCTACGGGAAATGGACACGATGCCGGGACGCGGGATCATGCGGATTTAACTCCAAGAGCTTTAGCGATGGCCTCGTTGGTGATCCGCTCGCACTGCTCGATCCCGGCAAGCATTCCCATGCCGTGAGCTTCGCGGAGTGCAATCGCGAGATAGCGGATCGCCGCCTCTGGCTCGGCGGTTTCCAGAATGTCGTACACATGCGCCGCCTTCTTGCTGGCCCATTCGCTCATGCTCCCTCCTCCGGGTTGATCTGGATGTCACGGTGAGGATTGAAGCGGGCGCGCAGCTCGTCGGCGGCCTCGCGGTGCGCCTCGCGCATGCACTCGGCCCACGGGATGCCCCAAGAATGGAATTGCTTGGCGCGCCCGATCACCTCGGCGCGGTCAATGCGGCCGAACTCGGTGGTGAGGCTCATGGCAGTATCAGAATGGCGGCGACGAACCACAGAACGAGCCAGAGGCCGCTGACGAGGTTGGTGGCCATCACACGGCCTCCGCCGAAGTGGCGCGGTCGGGCGCGGTGGCCTCGGCCTCTACAGGAACCCACTCCTGATCGTGTACGGCGGCCCTACGTTTGACGATTTCCTCGTCATCGACCAGGAACCAGCCGCAGCTACAAAAACCTCTCCAGAGGCCGTTAAAACGGTTTTTCTCGAATGTGACGGAATGGACGGTGGGCATGTCAGGGCTCCAGTGTTTCACGTGGAGCCAATATTTCGGAAAATCAGAAACTTGGCAAGTTGAAAATTCGGAAAATCAGAAAATAATGCGGGACTGGATCATATCCGTTGCAATGAGGATGGTGTGCGCGGCGCTGGGCGCGGCGCGTTGCGCAGGTCCAATATGAACATCGTTAAGTATTCGCGCGAAGTTTGTCGCAGTTGGGCAATTACATTGCGGACCATGTCTGGGTCGCGAATTTGCGTCAGAAGGTACCGCTGGTAGTCGGATTCGATTGATGCGCAGTACGCCTGAGCCGCCGTGACGATCGTTTCCGCCGGTTCCTGGGCGCTTGCCATTTTGGTAGCATAATCCTCCACGCATAATTTGTGAGCGCGGACAAAGACTTGTGCCGCTTTCTGCGATTGTGCGATTTTGGCAGCGAAGTCCCGGGTCGATTCACTAACAGGTTGCGTGGCGGGCTGAACGGAGGGGGGAGGGGTGGCTGGCGCCACCAGTGTATCGGCGCGAGAAATTGGGGCGGCTGGTCTAGTGTCGCTTGTGCATCCTGTCATCAGCAGGCCCACCGCCGCCAACACTTTCCAATGCTGCGGCAACATTATCGTCGGCCGTGGGCTGCGTTTAACGGCAGCTCCTTGGTTTTTGCGTCGGCGTGCAGCTTTGCCGCCCGCCGGGCCCGTGCGGATGCCCGCTCCTTCAATCTCTGAATCTGACCGCGGGGTAGGGTGACGAAAATCTCGCCGATCCATTCGAGTCTTACGTTTTTGATCGGGTCGGCGTTGAAGCTGTTTAGGTTGACCAGCGTGGATGATTTTCCACGCTCAATTGTTTTGAGGTACCGCTGGCCGGTCTTAAGCCGGACTGCGGCTTCTTCGCCATAGAAGCTCGCAAGCGGGTGGCGCTGATCCCGATACACCACGATCACGTCGCCGTTTTCGTATTTTGGCATCATGGAGGGACCGGACACCTCAAAGGCAATGGTTTCCTCTGGAATGGGGAACGGTAATTCAACTGTGAACAACCCTTCCGGCGGCACTTGCTCAAATTCCGGCTCGATCACGGCGCCGGCACCGATGCGCCCCATCACCTTGACGGAATTGAGTTCCAGATAATCGATGATTGGCTGGATTTCTTGGGCCTTGATCTGTCTCTCGCCGCTAAAAATCTCTGAAATAGCGCCAGGTCGCACGCCCATAGCCACAGCTAGGCCGCCCTTTGTCTTGTCCGGCTTCGCCAGCCCTCGCTTAATCGCCTTGATATCTAGCATGGCACCATCTTTCTGATATTCAGAAACGATGGCAATTCCGCTTATCCGAAAACGCCCTTGACTTAAATTTCGGAATATCAGAAATTGCCGGAATGGACCCGGCGACTTCGATTATCAAAAAACTCGGCGGCGAAGCTCTCGTCTCAAAGATCACTGGCACGGCGTTCACGGCGCCATACCGGTGGCAACAAGAAAAATCTAAGGGCGGGACCGGTGGTCTGATCCCGCAGCGTCATCATCGTTCCCTGCTCGACTACGCGCATCAGAACGACATTCCCTTCGTCGCAGAAGAATTTCTGCCAGCACGCGAAGCTGGCGCTAACGAAGTCATGAGCACAAATTCCTTGGGAGGGCGAACGTGAAGCCCTTCCCAAATTCGGTGGGAGCAGACGCGCAGGCGATGCTGCGCGAACTAGCCGAACCTTGGACTGTAGGCGACCGCGTTAAGGCGGCGATTGATCGGGCGGCGCGGCGTTGTGGGCTTTCGTACTGGCGTGCGTTCGACATTTGGTACGGCAAGGCGCGGCGCGTCGAGGACGCCGAGCGAGCGCGTATTGCCGAGGCGTTGGAAACCAAACGCACTAGGGCGGCGCGCAATGAATTTCACGAACTCAAGAAACGGCTGGCGATCTTGGAATCGCGCCTTAACCAAATCGACCCGGATTTTCATAGCCCGGATGTTGCTGCGGCTCGGGAACAGGTGCGCCGGCTTGGCCGTGTGGATCGCTCCGGAGATTGAGGAATGACGATGACGGGTGATCGTTAAGTCTGTCTGTCTTTGTTGCGTCTGTAGCGTTTTCAACACCAATGAGAAAGACACGCATATGGGCGGCAACGGCTACGACGCTGAGCGGATATTGCGCTACGTCTCGCGGATCGAGCAGCTCAACCGCACCAAGCAAGTCGTGCGCGACGACGCCGCCGACGAATGCAAGCTCATCAACGCCGACATCGAGGCGGTATTCGTTGAAGCGCTTGAGGACCACGGCATCCCATCCAAGGCGCTGCGCTCGGTGATCCGGGCACGCGCGCTTGAGAAGAAGGCCGACGGCATCCGCTCCGGTCTGAAAAGCGACGACCAGGATAGCTACGACATGATCCGCCTTGCGCTCGGCGATCTCGCCGACACGCCGCTCGGCGAAGCTGTCACCAGCAAGTTCGTCCCGCCCGACACGTCCGACACGCCGTTCTGACCATGCAGGCGATCCCGCTCAGCGAGAACCAGATCCAGCGCGCCGTGTTCGACAATCTGCGCCAGCACGCAGCGCCCGGCGTGTTTGCGTTCCATCCGAAGAACGGCGGCATCCATCAGCGCGGCCGCCGCCGCGGCATCAACGCCGGTCTCGGCGTCGTGTCCGGCATTCCAGACGTCATCGTGATCCGGCCCGGCCAGGTGTTTGCGCTCGAACTCAAGACCACCAGCAAGAAGGCCACCGTGTCCGACGAGCAGATCGCGACCATGAAGAAGATGGAAGCGGTCGGTGTGATCTGTCACGTCGCGCGTGGTCTCGACGCCGCGCTGCACTGGCTCAAGGAACATGGGTTGTTGAGGGGCACCGTATCCTAGCGATGGAGGTCTGGATGAGTGAAGCAGGCAATGGCAATGGTACCAACCAACTCCCGCCCAAGCGTGAGGCCATCGTCGATATGGGCAACCGCTTGCATCAGGAAGTTTGCAACGAGCGCGACGAGCTGCGCGACGAGGTGGCGTTCCTGAAAGTCGAGCTCGCCGCGCGGGACAAGCAGCTCGAAACCTTGCAGAGCCTGATGAACATGATGGAGAGCCGCGTCATCAGCGCCACCGAGGCGCGTGACGAGGCCATACGCAAACACGCCGAGCTTCAAGGTCTGTTCATCGGCTTTAAGGCTCAGATGTTGGCATTCCAAATACCTGCAGCGCCGTTGGTTCGCGAAGTCACCGACGAAACCGAGGGTGCTGGCGATGAGATCAAGGGGACCGCGTAGCCTCACGGTAGCGGCGCTGTTTGTTGTCTGGTCGGTCTGTGAGGCAGTCGGCGCCGACGTCGGTTTGAGGGCGTGTTTGTCGAGGAGCGAAGCGAGAGCCATGTATCCGCGCGCCTATTTGTATTGGCACTACGACAGGCCGTTGCGGCAACGCTGTTGGAGCAACCGCCGCGGTGGTCCGCCGCTCACCCTCACCGCCTTCGCCCGTCCCGAACCGGCGCCGACCTGGATCTACCCGCCGCAGCTCGGGATGCCGCAGCGGCCGGAATTGCCGCCAGTCTCGGACGTGCTCGACGAGCCGACCTGGTTCTGGGTGCAGCAGGCGCGCGAGCCGGACCACGAGCCGGTCTATTCGACGTTCGGTCCCGATAACCCCGAGCCGGATACCTGGCCGCATATCGAGACCGGGACCAACAGGACCGTCGTGATCGTCGCCATGGTCGGCCTAGCCGAGCTGCTGCTCGCGCTGCTGCTGCTGTGGCGCTGGCAGCAAAACAGACTGCGGGTGTCGCGATGATCTCGGCACAGGCGCACGCACTCGCCGACCGCAAGGACGATCTCTATGAGACGCCCGAGGTGGCGGTCGAGGCATTGCTGCGGGTCGAGAAGCTGCCACACCATATCTGGGAACCAGCCTGCGGTCCCGGCAGCATCGTCAACGTGCTGCGCGCCGCCGGTCATGAGGTCCATGCGACCGACCTGGTCGACCATGGTTGTCCCGACAGCGAGTCCGGCGTCGACTTCCTAATGGAGTGGGCACCCGGCTTCCCTGCCATCGTGACCAACCCGCCGTTCAAGCTCGCCGCCGCGTTCGTGGAACACGCGCTGACGCTCTCGCCCAAGGTCGTCATGCTGCTGCGTCTGGCCTTCCTTGAAAGCGAGCGGCGCACGTCTATTCTCGACAACGGGCAGCTCGCCCGCGTGTACGTTTTCCGCAACCGCCTGCCGATGATGCACCGCCATGGCTGGCAGGGGCCGCGCTCGAGCAGCGCCGTGCCGTTCGCGTGGTTCGTCTGGGATCGCAACCACTACAACCGACCGACCGAGCTGCGGCGGCTGACGTGGGTGGCGGCATGAGTAGAGTCACACCAGAGTTGCTAGCACGCGCCAGTGTGCGTCTTGCCACAACCAAGGCCATCGCCAAGGCACGCAACAATAATTTTATCTACGTTATTGGCCGACAAGATGGGCCAGTGAAAGTTGGCGTGACGAGTAATCCCCAGTCGAGGCTAGGTCAGATTCGAACCGGATGCCCATTTCATGTTGAGTTGCTTCACGCCGAGCCAATGCTGAGCCGCGCCCATGCCCTTCAACATGAGGCTGATTTTCATGCGGTCTATGAGGAGAAGCGATTAAACGGCGAGTGGTTTGACATCGACGCCGAACTTGCCATCGAACTGATTGAAACCGGCCTAGATCATGAATCTTGGTTTCAGGAAACACGGGGATGAGCGAGCGCGGCGTCTTTGCGGTCGACCGTGGGGTTTTCGATCACCCTGCATTCCCCCGCGAGCCGTTTACCCAACGTGAGGCATGGACTTGGCTAATCGCCGAAGCGGCATGGAAAGCACATCGTCGCCGTGTGGGAAATCTACAAGTCGAGTTGAGGCGCGGGCAGCTTGCCGCCTCAATCCGATTTCTGGCTGTGCGATGGCGCTGGCATCGCGCCAAGGTCGAGCGTTTTCTGGACAAGCTAAAAACCGAGACAATGGTAGGGACAACAATCGAGACAGGCATCACCATCATAACGATATGTAATTACAATAAATATCAGCGCGTATCACTTCCAGACGAGACAGCAACAAGGACAGCAACAGGGACAGAAGCGAGACAGCAGCGAGACAAAGTAGAATACAAGGAAAGCAAGGAAGAAGATTCAGAAGCTAAAGCTTCTGACGCGAGCGCGTCTCCCGACGTCCGAACCGAATTGTTCCGACGCGGACTCGTAACACTCGCCAGAATTACCGGCAAAACACCAAACTCATGTCGATCACTGATCGGCCGATGGCTCAAAACCGTCGATGACGAAGCCATCCATGTTCTCGGCGCGATCGAGGAGGCTGATCATAACCGGGTGGCCGATCCGGTGGCGTGGATAAACCGCACGTTACAGCCGCGCCAGCGCGTCGGACCGGAGGACAAGTCAGTCCACAGCGCAATCCGGCGGCTGCGCGAAAAACAAGCCATGTGGGAGAGGGGCGATGAACGAGACCTGCTCGGCGAGCTACGCGATGGAACGGGCGCAACTGATGTTCGGGTGCTACCGCCGAGGTGATGCCAACGATCCCGACACCTACGTTGCCGCCGTCTCCATGGTCTTATCCCGGTACAGCGCCGAGGTGGTCAAGACTGTCACCGATCCGTTCTCCGGCCTGCCGTCCCGAAAGAGCGAGAGCGGCTGGACCGGCCTGCCCGATGTGGCTGACGTCAAGCAAGCGTGCGAGGACGAGGCGGCGCGGGCTGAGCGGTATCAGCAGCTCGGTGCCCGCAAGCCCGTCCCACGCATCGAGGGGCCGAAACTGCCGGGTCGGCGCGGCAACGTCTTTGTGCCGGTCGGCGTGCCGCAATATCCGGCCATGGTTGAGCGTTGCAAGACGGCGGATCCGGCCGACTGGCGGACCGATTCTTTCAACGGCAAGACCGGGATCTGGGTGCCTTACCCTTGGCTGATCGACGCGCCGCGGGCGGCCAGGACATCGTTCACGACCTTTACAGACGCCCAGCTCCGCGAGCTCTACCCGCAGCCCAAAGCCATGGTCAAAGACGAGGAGGAGGGGGTGCCGTTCTGATGCAGACGCCCTCGCCATTGGAGGCGGCGATGCTGGCGGCTCTCAAGCCGAAGAAGAAACGGCGGCGCAAGAAGAAGAACCGCGGCAAGGTGATCGTGCCGTTCTACCGCGCGCTCATGCTTGAGCTGGAATGCCGCCGGCAGGCGACCGGGATCAGCATGGAACAGATGAACGAGCTGATGGGCAACGCGGAAAGATCGTATGCCAAGATGCTACATCCCGAGACGCCGAGTGGTCGCTTGGCGCGCTGGCCGACCATCCAGAAAGCCATAGACGTATTGTTCATGGATGGTTTCCGGCTGCGGATCGAGCGCTCGAATGACGGCCCGCTGACCACGGCGGGGACGCGGGAACGCATCCATAATTCAGCGCGCTTTTATGATCGCAGACTGTTCCGCGAGCACATGAGCGAGATCGCAAGCGTGCGCGCACGCATCATCCCGCCTGAGAAGTTATCTGCCATCGGTCGTAAGGCTGCGAAAGCACGCTGGCGCAAGGTCCGTCGGGACCGCCATGGTCTACCGTCGGCGAATGGTCAGCGTGTCGGTCCAGTCGAACTCAAGACCCGCTGAGACGGCAGCGCAGGCTACGGCTGGTCTAAAAACTCCCGCGGAATCCCGTATTTGAGATACATGGTCACAAGCTTGGCAAGGGTTTCCGGCACCGGATCAACCTCGCCGGCAGCGTATTTCTGGATCTGCCGGCGTTTCACACCTAAGACCCGAGCGGTGACTAGGCCGTGGGGAAGTAGGCTGAGCTTCTTTAAAGCCGCTAGATATTGTTTTTTTGTCATGGTTTACCTCTCGGTTGGTTGCTCGTTGCGGTTCGGCGTCCTCTCGGGCCTTGAGCGGACGGGTGACAAGTGGCCGGCGGGTGTCACCCCGCCGGCCGCGCCTTTCTGTAGTGCGTCCTAGTCCAGCACGGCCGCGATCGAAAGCACGGCGATAGATGCCAGCGTGCAACCGATGCCGATTGCTAAGAATGCGATATTTTCCATTGTCGTGATTCTCGGTTTGCCTATGTCACTAGGCGGGGTTTACGCTGCTAGGGCTTCCGGTTCCGCGATCGCACGGCCGCGGAGATAATCGGCGGCTTTTTGGGCTTTCGACGCACAAGTGAAAATCGCGCGTTTGTCCGCTTTCAACACCTTGAGCCACCCGTCCAAATAGGCCGCTTGGTTGTCGTGCGCGTTGTCAAAACCAAACTCGGCGCAAAGGAACGCGGCGCCAAGCTCGGCCACAAGTTCCTCAGCGGCGTAGGAGTCGGTATCGAAACGGCCCTTGAGGTCGCGATCGAGGCGCGACTTGTGCCCCGTCCAGTGAACCAACTCATGGAACGCCGCGGCGTAATACTCGGGCAGGCTGTGAAAGTCTGACCAGGCCGGCACGGTAATGAAGTCCTTGGAGGGGATGTAGCAGGGACGGCCGGCGCCCTCGCGAAAGTCGGCGCCGCTCGCCTTAATGAAGTCGTCAGCCAAAGCCTCGCGGGTGTCGGGGTTGATGCGGCCGGCATCGGGGCCGCGGCGGACATGCTCGGGCAAGCCGTCGCATTGGTCGACGTTAAAAACGTAATATTCTTTCAGCATCGGGATCCGCTTAACGGCGTCCTCGCTGTTGCTCGGTTCGCTGCGGTCCCGCACTTCCAATTGCTTGAAGTACACAATCCGGGTCGATTTCTCGCCAGCCCGCACGGTTCCGCCGGCCTGCTTGGCCTGCTTAAACGTCAGATACCGCGGTGAGCTATAGCCCTTGTCCGCTGAGAGCCAGAACAGCAGGACGTTGATGCCGCTGTAGGGGCGGTTGCTAATCGCATTCATGGGCACGCTAGTTCCAGCGTTCCAGCCCCGCACCCACGGCACAGTCCCGGCCTCAAGCTTGGCAATCAGCCGGTCGGTAATCTCGGCATAAAGATCGCGTTTCATGTGAAGTCCTCTCGGTTCAATGCCCCGTGTCACCAGGGCGACAATTGCAACATACGCATAAAGTGCGCATGGCGTCCATTCACGAATTGTTACGAACAAAAGGCGTATGGTTCAGCGGCTTAAACCCGTGCGTTGATGAACAGCCGCCGCGCCGCTCAACCTGGGCGGATGCGGCCGGCGCCCAATATCGTCAAAGCGAAGCAAGCCGAGATCGCGCAACGCTACAGGCGGCGCCGTAAGAACCGAACGCCGGCTCAATTGGCGGCGCTGCGGCTGCGCGATCTGACCGCGCTCTATCGAGCTCGGTATGGCTGGGTGCTGCCGGATGATGACGCCGGCCGCGATGACGCAGGGATAGTGCTCGCCCATATGGCGACGCTGGCAAGCGCTCGCGGCCGCATGTCGGCATGGCTCGCCCAATGGGCGCCGTGGATGACAACCGGCGAGGCGGGCACAATGATCAATTACACCCTGACAAGCCCGCGCTACTGGACGGCCGATGCCCTGGCATGGCGGCTGCATTTGACGGCCGCTGACAGGGCAGAACTCAAGATAACCACCATAGGCGCCACCGATCTGCCGAAAGCCGCCCGTATAGCCCTGAGAAAGCGAAAAGATCGCGACCGAAAGCGAACCGCCAGAGCCGCACAAAAAGCCGCGTCCGCACCATAAGAGCTTCTATATGCTGCGGACAGACTTCGCCAGGCGGCGTCATCCCGCCAGTGCGTTGCACTGATCACACTCGCTCCGCAACCATCCCGCCATGCTTCCGGCAATTCCAGACGCAAACACGCACAAACAACGCAAGCCGCGAGCCATTTCCCGCCGAATGCGGCAAGTCCTGATCAATCTCGCTACCAAAGGCGTTACGCAGCGTGAGGCCGCACGCCTCGCAGGCATGAACGAAAGCCACCTATCCCGTGAATTGAGGAAACCTCAAATACAGGAGTTTATCGCGCGCAAAGCACGCGAAACCCTTACGTTAGGCACATTGCGAGCGTCGGCGCGTGTTGTGGAATTGATCGATGCAGACAGCGGTCACGTGGCACTTGATGCGAGTAAGCACGTCCTAGCCCTTGACGGCATTGCGCCGCAGGAACGTGGCCAAGTCGCTGTGAATGTTGGTGTTTCGGTCGGCTATGTCATCGACCTTGCGGGACCGCGCGAAACGCCAAAGCCCGCCATTGAGAACGATAGCCAATGAAAACAACGGGTTAATCGCCTGCGTCGCTAATGAACCATTAGCGCACCATACGCAAACGAGATCGGACGGCACACGCGATCGCCGAGAACCTGGTGGGCGGACCGGCGGGGGGCAAAAACGGCGCCGCGCGGTCGGTCCCCCGTTTGCCCCTCTAAAATATCTGCCCCTTCATTTTGTTTTTTGGTTTTGAATTTTTTTGTCTGAAAACGTCGCTGGTTTTTTGGTGCGTTGGTTTGGTTGGTTGTGAGTTGGGTTAATTGGGTTCTGGCGGCGTTGGGGAGAGTTTTACTTTCTTCCTCGGAAGGCCGTTTGCTTTCGTGGCCGCGGGTTTGGTGTTTGTTGTTGAGAGGTGTGTTGCGATGGTTGAGTTCACGTACTGGCGGGCGAATTTGCCGATGGGTTGGCGGGCGTGTGCGTGCCGGATGAATTTGCATTGGCGGCTGGCGGTGCGGCGGATGTGACGGAGGTCTGGTGATGGGCAAGCGGAAGAAGTTGGCGGCGGTGAAGGCGGCGAAGAAGGCGAAGGCTGTGGTGCGGAAGCCGAGGAAGGCCGGGCGCAAGGGCAAGAAGAAGGGGCTGCAGGAGTTTGCCGAGGGTGTTGCGCCGGCGCGTTCGGCGGATGCGTATTTGATCCCGGAGGTTCCTAGCGACGAGTATCCGGTTGAGTTGACGGAGCCTGCGGCGGTGAAGCGGCCGGCTGCGGGTGCGGTGGAGCCGGCGCTGGTGGTTCCGTACATCCGGGCGTGGCCGTCGCGGATGGCGCCGCAGGCGGCGAGCGAGATTGATCTGGTCAGCCGGGTGGAGCGGATGTTGGCGATTCGTTCCAAGGTTGGGGTCGAGCGGGTGGTGCAGCGCGGGCTTTCGTCGCGGCTCAAGGGCGGCAAGTGAGATGGGCGAGCTGGTCGAGTTGCCGGTGGTGTTTCGCGACAGCGACGGTTGGCGCTCGCAGGAGATCCGGCGGCGGCGGCTGTGGCAGGCATTCGGCGACCGGCTGTGGGAGGTGACGGTGGAGCTGCCGGTGGTTCTGGTCGATGGGCCGGCCGAGGATCCGGCGGCTTGACGATAGGGAGACGGATCAGATGCCATTTCGCAAGGTGGGGCGGTCGTACCGTTCGGCGTCGGGGAAGAAGTACACCGCGCGTCAGGTGCGGGCGTATTATGCGACGTCGGGTTTCAAGCGGTCGCCGCGGCGGCGCCGCCGTTAAGCGTTTCACATGAAGCAGTTCAAGCCGGACGGCGAGGTGCTGCGCGCGTTCATGTCGTCGTCGGCGCTGGTCAAGATCATCCAGGGGCCGATCGGGTCGGGCAAGACCCTGGCCTGCGCGATGAATTTGTGGATGAAGGCGCTGCAGCAGGTGGTGCGGAGCGACGGCTGCCGGTACGGCCGCGCGCACGTGTTCCGCGACACCTACAACAAGCTCGAGGACACCACGCTCAAGACCTGGCTGGAGTGGTTTCCGGAAGCCGAGTTCGGACGCTTCTACTGGTCGAAGCCCATGCTGCACGAGATGCGGATCGGCAACATCCGGTTCGACGTGCATTTCGTCGCGCTGGAGGACGATCGCTCGGTCGACTACTTCCGGTCATTGGAGACCACGATCTGCTGGTTCAACGAATTGCAGTTCATGGACCGGCCGCTGTTCGACGAGGCGGTGACGCGGGTCGGCAGGTATCCGCGGGCGATCGACGGCGGCGCGGTGATGCCGCAGGTGATCGCCGACATGAACGCGCCGGACGAGCACCATTGGGTGCCGATCATGCGCAAGGATGTGGCGGTGCCGGACTGGTTCTCCGAGGACCAGCGGCGGGCGCACAAGCAGCCGGAGAACTGGGAGTTCTACGTGCAGCCGCCGGGGCTGATCGAATTAAAAGACGGCGAGGATGTGCGCTACGAGCCGAACCCGGAGGCCGAGAACCTCAAGTTCCTGCCGGGCGGGCCGCAGTATTACCTCAACGCCACGCAGGGCAAGACCAAGGCGTGGATCGACGCCAACGTCCTGAACCGCGTGTCGGCGCGGCGCGACGGCAAGCCGGTGCTGCGCGACTTCAACAGGAAGGCCCATGTGGCGGCAAAGCCGATCGAGCCGATGCCGGGCGTCGACATCCTGATCGGCTGCGATTTCGGCCGGCGGCCGTGCGCCATCTTCGGCCAGTACGTGCGCGGCGCCTGGACCATCATCCACGAACTCATTTCGCGCGACATGGGGGCGGACCAGTTCGCGCCGCGGCTGAAGAACGAGATCGCGCAGAAGTTCCCCGGCTTCCAGTTCAAGATCTGGGGCGACCCGTCCGGCGACTATCCGGGCCAGAACGACCAGCAGACCCCGTTCCAGATCTTCCGCAAGCACCGCCTGCCGATCCTCGAGGCGCCGAGCATTCTGTTCACGGTGCGGCTGCAGGCGATGGAGGCGGTGGTGACGCGGATGACCGAGGGGCGCCCGGCGTTTTCGGTGTCGCCGTCGTGCGCGATGCTGATCGCGGCGCTGGACGGCGGCTGGCGGTTCCGGCGGCTCAAGGTGATGGGCGAGCGCTACGCCGATGAAGCTGAGAAGGACCACTATAGCGACCCGGCTGATGCCTGCGGCTACCTGCTGCTGGGCGGCGGCGAGGGCCGCGTGCTGCTGCGCGGATCCGCCGAACCGGCCAGGCCGGTGCAGACCAAGCGGCCGTTCAACCCGTGGAAGGAGACGCGGCGCCCGGCGGTGCGGGGATGGTGATCAACCAGCATTACTTCCAGATCGAGCGGCCGTGGCTCGTCTTTTTCCGGCATCGCACGCCATACCGCCTAATGGAATATGCGCTCCCGCCGGGCTTCCGGCACGTCTCGGCGGCGGGCTATTTCTCGGCGGCCGAGCGCTGGGTGTTCTTCGACCCGTCCACCACCGCGACCGGGATCTTCGTGCTGGAGGGGGTCGAGGCCGACGTGCTGCTCGGGCACTGGCTCGACCAGGCGGGCGGCGTGCTCCGCGTGCATTCCAGACGGCGGCGCTATTACTGCCCGGTGGTGGCGAGCTGCACGGGCGCGGTCAAGGCGCTGCTCGGCATCCATGCCCCTAGTGCGTTGCTGCCCCGCCAACTCTATCGCCACCTTGTCCGGCACGGCGCCGAGGTGGTGCCAATTCCAAAGGAGACCGAACCGTGGGCGGGATATTCGGCGGCGGCGGCGGCACCGACTGGAACCAGGTGATGCAGCAGCAGCAGGCGGCGGAAGCCTCGCGGCGCGTCGAGGAGGACCGCCAGCGCGCCGAGGACACCCGCCGCCGCGAGGTGCAGCTCGGCTTGTCGCAGCAGACCGCACGGCGGCGCGGCCTGGGCTTGCGGTCGCTGCTCGGCCTCGACGTCGGCGGGCTGGTGACGCGGCTCGGGTCTGGCTGACATGGCTGAATACGGCAGCGCCGGCAACAACGTCGTCAGCCTGCGAAAGCAGGCGCGCGGCGTGATGGGGACGGAGACCGCCGAGGAGCGCGAGCTGGTGCGGCAGTGCCAGGTCCGGATCCAGCGCGCCGAGACCGACCGCAACCGCCACAAGGGACGGATCTCCGACATCAACAAGTACGCCATGCCGTGGCGGCACAAGTTCGACGCCAACCAGCCGAGCGGCTCGCAGGACGACGAGATCTTCGACACCACCGCGATGACGGTGCTCGAGGACTTCGCCGCCGACATGCAGAACACCTTCACGCCGATGAAGTCGAGCTGGGTGGAGAGCAAGCCGGTCAAGAAGCTCGATGCCGGCGACATGGGCATCATCAAGGACGCGCTCAAGCAGTACGACGACATTTTGTTTTCGGAAATGCGCCGCTCCAATCTCTACCAGGCGCTGCAGGAGGGCTACCACGACCTCGGCGCCGGGACGATGGCGCTCTCCATCAACGACATCAACATCGCCGAACCGATCCACTGCGAGGCGATCCCGTCGACCGAGCTGCTGCTCGATCGCGGGCTGTACGGCAAGATCGACGGCATGTGGCGCAAGTGGCCGAAGAAGCGCGGCGAGGAGATCGGCGTGCAGTGGCCGATGGCAAAAGCTCCCCTGCCCGGCAAGCTCGAGGTCGGCGACGTCGACGAATACGACGTGATCGACGGCGTCTATCGCGACTGGTCGACGCCTGCCGTCGAGCGCTGGTGCTACGTGGTGATGCTCTCGGGACGGCTGGCCCACACCGAGCACTTCACCGGGCTTGGCTCCAACCAGATGATCGTGGCGCGCTGGCTGCGCGACTCCACCACCGCGTGGGGCGTCGGGCCGACGTATCTCGTGACGCCCGCGATCAAGACGCTCAACTACCTGCAGGAGAAGGAACTCAACGCGGTCGACCGCGCGGTCGATCCGGTCTGCTCGTATGAGGACGACGGGGTGATGAACCTCGAACAGGGCGTCGAGCCCGGACTGTGGATTGCCCGCGCGGTCGGTTCCGACGCGCCGCAGGTCATCGAATCGCGCTCGCAGTTCGACGTCTCGTTCGCCAAGCGCGAGGATCTGGTCCACGAGATCAAGCGCGCGCACTATCAGGACCGTCCGGAACAGACCGGCAAGACGCCGCCGACCGCGACGCAGTGGGCCGACGAAGCAGCGGAACGCGCCCGGCGCATGGGCACGCCCGCCACCAACCTCGTGCATGAGCTGCAGTACGCCATCGTGCGGCGCTTCGCCTACCTGCTCAACCGCCGCGGCGTGCTGCCCAAGATCGAGCTCAACGGCGCCGAGATCGCGCTCGAGCCGGTGTCTCCGCTGTTGCGCGCGCAGGAGCAGGAGGAAGTGGTCCGCGTCCAGCGCTGGCTTGAAAGCATGGCCGGGATCTACGGGCCGCAGACCGTCTTGGTGATCTCCAAGCCCGCCGAGGTCTCGACCTATCTCGCCGACAAGCTCGGCGTGCCCGCCTATCTCGCCAACGGCACCGCCGAGATCCAGGCGGCGATGGCGCAGTTCGCGCCGCTGATCCAGCAGACCACGGGCGGCGGCGGCATCCCTGCGGAAGCTCCGCAGCCGGTGCCGTGATGGCGCCGCGCGGCTGGAATCCGGAGACGATCGCCGACACCGAGAAGCGGCTTGCGGCCGAGGCCGCCGCCGACGAATGGGCGAGCCTGCATGCGGCGGTGTTCGGCGCCGGGCCGGGCCAGGAGCTGCTCGCCAAGTACCACAAGCTGCTGATCGAACAGACCGCAGCTCCAACCGCGCCCGAGGCGGTGCTGCGCGTGCAGGACGCCCAGCGTTCGCTGATCCTGCAGATCGAGCGCCTCACCGCCAAGGGTCTGAAGCTGCCGATGCGGTAATAGTGCGTTGCCCGACATTCCTCCCGCGCGGCAGTTTTGCGGCGCATGGCTGATCTACCTCCTCTCGGAACTCCCGCTCCGCCGGCCACCCCTGGCGGAACCGGGACTACGCCGCCGCCCCCGGCACCTGGGACTGCACAAGCAGCAACCCCGTTGACGACACAGCCGCCATCTGCCGGGGCGGCGGCTCCTGCGGCACCGGCCGGACCGCTCGCCGCGTTCTGGGATCAGGGCAAGAACGCGCTCGACATCGACAAGCTTTCGACCGCCTTCATCGAGCGCGACGCCGCGTTCGTAAAACAGACCGAGCGCGCCAAGGCGCTGCCGGGCAAGCCCGAGGAATACGAGACCAAGCTGCCCGAGGGCATGAAGCTGCCGGACAATTTCAAGTTCGACGACAAGGCAATCGCTGCCGCGCGTGCCGTGGCGCACAAGAACGGGCTCGACCGCCAGACCTTCTCCGAGCTGCTCGGCGTCTACACCCAATATCAGACCGGCGTGCTCGCCGCAGCGCAGGCCGAGCACCAGGCCATGGTGGCGAGCGAAGTGCAGAAGATGGGCGGGGCGCCCGCCGTCGAAGCCCGCCACGCCCCGCTCAAGAGCTTCCTCAACTCCCATTTTGCCGCCGACGAACAGGCCGAGCTCAACCTGATGTTCGCGACCGAGGCCGGCACCCGCACGATCGAGAAGATCGTCAAGGCGCTCAATTCCAGCAGCATGCCGCTGCGCGTCGACAACACCGCGCCACAACCGACGCAGCCGGAAAAAACATTCGCCGAGAAAATGTGGCCGAACGGCTTCTCCAATCCGCAGCAAGCAAAGGCTAGTTGAACATGGCTACCATCGGAACCGCTGTTACCCTTGCCGATCATGCGAAGCGCATGGATCCCAACGGTGCCATTGACGCCATCGCGGAGATCCTCGCGCAGAAGAACGAGCTGCTGGCGAGCGCGGCCTGGCAGGAAGGCAACCTGCCGACCGGGCACCGCGTCACCATCCGCTCGGGCCTGCCGGAAATCTATTTCCGCCTGCTCAACCAGGGCGTCCTGCCGTCGAAGTCGACCACCGTGCAGGTCGACGAGGGTACCTCGATCATGGAGGCGCGCTGCCAGATCGACAAGGACGTGGCCGAACTCAACGGCAACACCGCCGCGTTCCGCGCTTCGGAGAGCGCACCGTTCATGGAGTCGCACGCGCAGACGCTGGCGCGCACCTTCTGGTACGGCAACGCCGGGCTCGATCCCGAGCAGTTCACCGGGTTTGCGCCGCGCTATTCGGACAATTCCGGACCGGCCAACGCCGAGAACGTGATCGACGCCGGCGGCACCGGAAGCGACAACACCTCGATCTGGCTGATCGGCTGGGGCGAGAACGGCTGCTATGGCATCTATCCCAAGGGCTCCAAGGCGGGCCTGACCCACGAGGATCTCGGCCTGCAGGATGCGTTCGACTCCAACACCCCGCCGCGCCGGTTCCGCGCCTGGATGGACTGGTATCAGCAGAAGCCGGGCCTGTGCGTGCGCGACTGGCGCTACGCGGTCCGCATTGCCAACATCGACGTCTCGAACCTGGTGGCCGAGACCTCGGCGGCGGATCTGCTCGAGCTGATGGCGGTCGCGGTCGACAAGCCGCCGTCCGTCAGCGACGCCAAGTTTGCCTTCTACATGAACCGCACATTGCGGACCATGCTGCGGATCCAGTGCATGAATCGGCCGAACGTGTACCTGACGCCGGGCGGCGAGGAGAGTAAGCGCAAGCTCTCATTCGACAATATCCCGATCCTGCTGTCCGACCAGCTCCTCGTCAACGAGGCGGCCGTCACCTAAACCCGCGAGGACGAACCAGAGGACTTCAACGAGGACTTACCCATGATTATCGACCGCGAACTATTGTTCTCGAATGCACAGGCCGTCACCGCGACCGCCGCGTCGACCGACCAGGTCGATCTCGCACCGCTCGGTTTGGCGTCCAGCGCAGGCGGCACGACATCCAACAGCAATACCGGACGCGGTATCGGCAAGGGCGAGGAGCTCTACATCTTCATTTCGGTCGACACCACCATGACCGACTCCGGTTCGGACGCGACCGTGGCGATCACGCTCGAGACCGACGACAACTCATCGTTCTCCTCGGCGGCCACGGTGGCGACGCTGGTCACGGTCCCGGCGGTCCAGGTGGCGGGCACGCGCTACATCGTGCGGTTGCCGATCGCGACCACGGTGCCCTACGAGCGCTACCTGCAGCTCCGCTACACCGTGGCGAACGGTCCGCTGACGGCGGGCGCGTTCTCGGCGGGCATCGTCAAGGACGCCGACTCCATGATGCCGACGGCCGACGTTTACGTTGGCGGCTACGTCAACCAGGCGGGCTAGGATGGTCCCGAAATACAAGCTCAAGAAGCGGCACTATCTCAACGACCGGCAGTACGCCGCAGGCGCAGAGGTCGACTGGGAAGGCCCGCCTTCGCTCAACATGCTGCCGGCCAACGCGGCAGCGGAGAAGGCCAAGGAGCTGTACGAGGCCGACCGCAAGCAGCGTCAGCGAACCCGCAACAGTGTCGGCTGGACGCCGACGCTCGCCGCCAACGCCATGCGCTTCATCACGCAGCCTGATCCGGAACTGGAAGGCAAGGACGGCCAGCCAAGAGACCCGATGCCCAACATCAACATCGTCGGCAAGCCGAAACCGCGGCGGACTGCAGTCGAATAAATCGGAGGATCTGAATGGGCCAGCCTTATATTTCATCCAAGCGCCCGCTGTTCCTGGTCGGCGAACGCTGGGCGCAGCGTTCCACGGCGGCGGTGATGACCAACGGTCTCGACATCTTCCGGGTATACGGCACCATCAAACTGCTCGACCTGATCTCGGAATGCGTGACGGCGAACGACTCGACCGCCTCGACCTTGCAGTATCAGGCCGATCCGGACGTCGGCGCGTCAGCGACGATCTCGGGCGCGTCGGCCACGCTCGCCAGCGCTGCGGCGGGCGCCGCCGTCATCCTCAACGGCGACGCGCTGACCACGGCGCCTGCGGTCGCGGCGGTCGGCATCGCGATCGGCGGCAACCACCGCGGCATCATCATCCCGCCCGGCATCATCGAGCTCGTGGTCGGTACCGGCTCGACGACCGGCACCTGGCGGCACTTCTGCCGCTACCTGCCGGTCACCGACGGCGCCAAG